AAAGCAGTATGTTGTTGCAGCGGTTACTGGTATTCCGTTTGTTATTGGAGCGTCGTCCCCGCAGTAGACGTTAAGAGTTTGAGCGCTTGCTGAAACATTGTAAACAGATAGTATGCTGTTTGCTTTATTTGGAAATAGTGTAGGCGCTGTTGGTTCTATCCATGGTGCTGGGTATGGAGTAATTAATCCGTAAGCTCCAGTTGCGGCGTTGTAACCAGTAGTTGTGGCTAGGTTAGAAGTTGTTATAGCAAAGCTTAAAGAGGTTGAGGTAACCGCGGTAATTGTGTATGGAGTTGCTGAGTTAAATAGAGGGTAAGGCAATCCACTGATTGTTATGTAATTTCCAACATCGTATTGTTGGTTGTAACTTGCGCTAAAGGTTAAAGTAGCAACATTTGAAGTAACAGATATTGTTAGGATATTCATTATTGGCATGTAGTCAAAATCTGCTGTTCCATCTCCAGATACCCAGTGACCAGTTCCTTCTTCAAATGAAGAGTCGTTATAGTCCAGCATAATGTTGTGACCAATAGTGATTCCATTAGTGCTTGGGTTAGGCGTGTTAGATATAGGTACTGGAACTCCCCAGCCACTAAAGTCTTTAATAAAACCTAGCAATCCTTCTTTAGAACCTTTTTGCTTTGTAAGGGTAACCCCATCACGCAACAAGATGCGGTTTTGTTGAAGACCAATAGCTGGTTCATACGTCTGACCAAATTGGTTCATAAGGGTTGGCACTAGCGCTCCATTTACTTTTTCAGGGTTATAGCGCTCTAGTAATAGCTCTGTCATTGTGTGCTCATAGTCCAACTCAAACCCAAAGTTACTTAGGAATGAATAGAGGGCTGGATTATCCCAATCAGAAGAAGGAGAGTAAGGCGTAGTAATTTTATAAATATCTGGCAATGCGTTATAAAGATTTGTAGTGTTTCCTTGGTCTTTAACTGAAACCGCAAATGCGCTACCCGCATTAGACCAAGTATATTGAACAAGGTTATATACAAAAATTGTGTAGTAATAAAACTGGCTTGGTGCCAATCCAGTATCTTGATAGGTAACAGGGTCTGCTCCGTTGTAGGCAGTTAGTAGGGTGGTTCCATCAGACACATCTACTGGAAACCCATAAGAGTTTCTTACAACAACTAACTTAGACCAGTTACCTGTTGGGTCTGTCCAATTTAAAAGTATTTGACCTTGTTTAGATGGAATTGCTGTAAAAGGGGTTGCGTCAAACTTAATAGGGTTATCAATACCATAATAGGATTGCCCATAATAATCAATTCCGTAGCGTGACATGGTTAGCTAAGAATTCCGCCCGTTACGTTTACTGTAAGGCTTCCAATACCAGTTGCAGATGAACTAGCTACAGTTCCTAATTCGTACAAGGTAGGTATCTCACTAGAAGCGCAAACAATATTTCCAACAGTCAAAGCTGTAACTGAGCCAGAAGCAGATGCAGAAGATACGTTGGTTGCCACTACAGCGTAAGAAAATGTATTAGTTGTAACTCCAGTAACAACAAAAGTACCATTAAATGTTGAGTCTACTCCTGTAACAGACACTGTCTGACCTACAGTTAGCGTGTGGGTAGCAGAGGTTGTTAAGATAGCTACATTTGATGTTAGTGCCTTATTGTTGATTGTATAGGTTTGGTCTTGGTCAGCTCTAACCATTTTATTGATGCTTTGATAAGCAACTCCATCTACCGATGCAATAGCTGAGTACACATCTGATACAGCAATTGTGTCTCCAAAAACCACGTTATCAATATATAAAAGCGCATTCAAAGCCGCTGTAACGTTTGTTAATACAGAGGATTGCTTATATTGAGGCAAAACAGTTATGTTTACTATTAAGTACACTCCAACATACTTAGGTGGTTGAAAAGTAATAGTTGTATTAGCTGGTGCCCTATCTGTTATAGCAGAAAGTACCTTTGTTGATAAGTTATTAAACACGGTTGTTGGGGTCACATTGTCAGAAGCAACTCCAGGGTCTCCAGTAGGAGCAAAGTATAAAGTTATAGAGGTATAAACGCTTGCAGTTGCTAATGCTTTAGATACGCCAGATACTTGAACAGCAAGAGCCGAGTAATCTGTTAAAGATACAGCCCTGTTGATTGCTCGAATACTTAAAGGGGCATTGATTCTAATAGAGTCTGTTGATTCGGCATCCGAACCTCCAGTTGCCGCACCATCACCAGAAATTGTAATATCTTGATTTCCAACCGTAAGTCCGACAGGAATGGTGGAACTAGGTACATTAATAATATAAGTAATTGTATTTGAGGCAACATTTCCTTGAGAGCCAGCACCTATTCTATACGTTGCATAAATTGCCACGCCATTTGGTGGAATTCTTCCACTGATACTATCTCCAAATGCTACATATGTGTATCCATCAGCATTAGTAAATGTTGTGTAAACAGGGTCATAGCTATTAGAATCAATTAAATATTGAACTCTTTGGTATGAAACACCATTAATTGTAATTTGAACTGATGAATTAATTACTGAACTATTTGCTAATTGATACGATTGATTTGAACTTCCATCAGATGTGCCGATGATTTCATTATAAACTGTCTCACCTTGAGTAGCAGTCACTGTGGCTGACCCATTAACCGCACCCACAGCAGCTGGGATAGATAACGCAGAATCGGTTTCAAATATAATTTGATTTGTAGTTGCGTTTTGAATTAATGAGGTGGCCACTTGAGTAAGAGCTGGGATGGTAATAATAGAGCCTGTTGAATTTTGAAAAGTTAAAGTTACAGTAGCTGCTGTAATATCTGTTGGTGTATATCCAAGAAGATTAGATATTTGAAGAACGCTTGAGCGCTGAGTAGCTGTGGCAATAAAAGCCTCGTTAGCAGCGCGGTCAATGTAATAGTTTAGGATATCTCCCATGTAGGAAAATAGCTCCAACAAGGTCATACCAAAGTCTGCAGGGTCTCTATTTGTCCAATTAGGGGAGAAGTTAGGAATTAAGGTTGTCATATCAGACAAAATTGATGCGTAGTCTCTAGATGTGTAGTCTATAGACGGTACATAGTTACTTGTTGCCATATGGAACCTCCGTAATTACATCCCCAGCTTGGCTAAGAATATCAGTTTTAACTGTTACAGTCTCAGGGTTCTGAGAGCTTCCGTACTTATAAGTAATTGCCACATCTAAATGCCCATCATCTTGACTTATGGATGGGTCTACAGAGATAAGAGCTAGATAAGGCAGCATACTTGCAAATCCTTGTGATATTTCTTTTTTAATCATGGCTACCGCTGCGTTATTGTTTTCAAAAGATGAGGCGCGAACTCTTGTTCCATACCCAGGTCGCATTACTCTTTCGCTAACTAAAGTCATAATTGCAAGAACTACTCTGTCCTGCATTATCTTCTTTTGGTCAGTAATGCTGTAGATAGCCCCATTATTATCAAAAGAAAAAGGCAAAGCAATTGCTTTACTCATAGTTCAACTCCCATCCATACTGGAAAATTAGGGTCTCCTGCAATAAACATAACCCATACTTTTTGTTTAACATCTGGAACTAGTCTATGAGGTGTGTGCTCTAAAGCGCTGGTTAAATCATTATATGCTCCAGAAGAAGCATTCCATTTATTTGTTTTACTTACTGTTGTAACGTGAGGGTGCTTCAAAGTTCCCGAGTTACCGCTATGAGCAGCGTTAAGAGTTACCGTGTGAGAATGTGAGCTAGACCCTGTTCCACCATCATTTACCGAACTTGTTGTAATTGTGTCCGTGTGGTTTACAAGTAAAGCGGCTACTTGAGCAGCAGTATGCGCTATGTGGTCAGGGTGATTAGAGTTATCTGTTACAGGAAGGCATGGCTTTGCCCAATCTGTTTCAGAGTCGCCTAATACTTGAGGCACTTTTAGTTTAATCATAGACTTTTTAGTAGGGTCTTGATTATTAGTGCAAATGCCCTCATATATTCCGTAAAAGCGTTTGTCTTCGTTCATAGTATTCTAGGTATCTTTGTTAGTAATCGATTAGAGGTTTGAACAGTGCTCCCAACTGGTTGCGCTGCTGGGTTAAGTGTAGCTGTTGCTGAAACCCAAACTGGACCATTAGTTGTAGTTTTAGCTCTATTAGCTAAAGTTCCAAATGACCCTACCGATTGAGGGCCTAGGTTAGGTGATGTTTTTAATATGTTAGAGGCTGGCACAATTGCTGTTTGGCGCACATTTGGTATAACAGTTCGTGCTGGAGTAGCGGCTGGTTGTGTAATTACTTTTCCATCTGTCCATGCAACAGCAGCCCCCAAAGAATCAGTTCCTACAGTAAGAATAGTTGTATAAATTTGGCTATTTCTTTCTTTTTCTATAACCTTATGCTCTGCGCTAAGAATGGTCCAATAGCCAGTATAGTAATTGCCTAAACCGTCTAAGTAAATAGGCAAATCTGGTCTTAAAGTAGGATTGCCTAATACCTCTACTGTAGCTCTGTAAGGAAATGCGTTCCTATCATCAGCTGCTTTGGATTCATGCTTAGCAACTGCCGCAGTTGTTGCTACCACATGGGTATGAAATTTATCATAAAATTCTGTAGATGATTTGGCTTTAGTTACTTTTGCTTTGTTTTTAGTTGTTAAAGCTATAGGTGTAGTTGTTGCTGTATCTAAACCAGATACCGCAACCGCAGCCTTCATATCGCCGTCATAAGTTAAAGACTCACCTATCATAGGTTCAAAAGAATATATAGTGGAGCCGTTAGGGTCATTTGAATCACGCATTACAAAATAAGCTGCTTCTGACCTTTTGCTAGTATATTCATAAAGCATTGGCTGAAAATAAATCTCTGTGTTTTCGGCTCTTAGGCTATATCCTGATTGTTTAGCCAACCTAACCATTAGCTCCCAATCTGTATGACCAGCTTGGGATACTTGAGGATATATACGGGGATGCCCAACGGTAAATGCAACAAATTTATATTTTTTAGCAATCTTTTGAATAATTGCATCAGCAGATAGGCCTTTATAAACGTATTGTGATTCATTTTTCATAACCATTGAGGCACCTACCACCACAACTTCAGTTAAAAAGGAGCCAGGGGTTCTGCTAACATTTACATGGTGAACATAGCCTTTAAATGTTTTTGAGGTTTTAGTGTTACCTATAGTAAACTGTATTGGAGAACCACTTTCCACAACATCATACCTAACAGCCCAGTCTCTAAATTGAATTACAGCTATCTCATGCTCATATTTAGTTTGATAAAATTGCATGGAGTATACATATGAGGGTCCTACTGTTGTATTTGGAAAAGTTACTGTAACATAATTAAACATTTGGTATTTTTAAAACCGTCCCTACTGGAATAGCTGTAAAGTCAGCAACTTGAGGATTAAATTCAGGAATAATCCACCAAAAAGCTGGGTCTTTATAATACTTAAACGCAATTTGGTCTAGGCGTTCACCTTCAACATAACTATGTTCAATGTATGTTACTCCACCTAAAGTTGTAAAATCATAAAATACAATTGGATTAGCTTGTCCATTTAAAGTTTTAGATACAAAATCAATTGTAGAGTACTCATATCTAGAGCCTTTATAAATTGTCATTATTACCCCTTACTTAATAATGAAACACGAGAAAAAGCGTTAAAGGACATAGTAATTTCTGAATGAATTGGAATCATATCTTCTGTAAACATAGTGTGATTTATGCTTAAACTTTCCACCCAACCTACATAGGAAAGGCTATCTGGATTTGGACCTAGTTGAAGTGCAATTGCGGTAGGAGATAAAAATGATAAATCTGCTGTTTGTCTATTTAAAGCATTTACCCAAACAAGGTCTGTTCTAGAGCTATCTGAACGTCCAGAGCCATTAATCATTTTATATATAAATTCAATGTCCGCCATAGTTCCCTTTTTCATTAAATCATCAATAAGGGCTGGGATATCTTGTAATTTTCCCGCAGTGCCTCCTGCGTTATAGTAATTAGCAAAAGTTGAAGCTGGAGAAGCTGAGTAAGGTGAGTATGAACTTTTAAAACAAGCAAAGTCATTAACCCTATCAATTACAATAGTTAGTTGAATAGCTTCCATAGCTGTAAAAAGACCACTTAAAGCAGCATGAGCGTCTAAAGCACTGGGTACCACATTAGCGTTTCTTGTTAATACACTGCTAAATTGTTGTGGATTCCACAAAAATTGAAAACCCCAATGGGTATTTTCATCTATAGATTTTGTAGTTCCATTTGTTTTAGCTGTTGATGCGTCATTGCTTGGGGTCAAAATACCATTGCTACTAACACCTGTTGCGTCTGCGTAATACCACATGATAGCTCTGCGAGTTGAATTGTCAACGTTTGATATACCAAAATTGCTTACTGAAGTATCAAATCTACGAGGTTCAACAGGCAAACTCCAAGCATGTGGAGGTAAGTTAAACTGCATTGTTGTTGGGGCCGCGTAGGTAGCAGGGGTAAACGGTGCTGGTCCAGGTTTTTGTTGTCCAGCTGCCGCTGCCGCTGCAGTTTTTTTAGCCATATATAAAAGACCTGCATTTTGTCGAGTAGTTATTGGTTCATTAACATTAACCCCAGCAGGTACTTTGGTAAAAAAGTTTGCTATTCCAGTTATAGCTCTTCTTAAAGGGGTACCTGTATTAGTTTTTGTAGCTGAACTTTTACCAGAAGTTGTACTTGCCATTTATTTCTTTCCTATCGTTTGAGTAGGATTTTGTAAAATCTTTTTAACTTCTGATGCAACTTTATTTGGGTCTGTTATACCGTTTACATTAATAGTAAACCCACCATAATTAATGTTTCCTCCGCCACTTGCTCCTCCGCCAAAAGCAGCAGCTTGGGCAGCGGCAAATCTTGAAGCAGCAGTGGGGTCGCCTTGAGAAGAAGCATTAGTAAAAGGTGCATCACCAGATTGAGTTGTTATTGTAGAATTCCATTTACCATGAATTGCTTGTACACCTAACTTAGCTCTATTAGCTGCAGCGGCATCGCTTTGGTTCAGCGGTTTTTCAAACTGACGCATAAATAAAGCTGCAGCATTTCCTTCAGTAACGCTTTTGTTAGTTAATCCTTTATACAAAGATGGATTATTTTTAATTTCATGTAAAAGAAATTGTTGTTGAGCCTCTACAGACGATGGGTTTAAACCTAATTTTTTAGAAAAAACATTTAAAGAATTCCAACGACTATTGTGCCATTGAGCAATGCCATAAGAAGTTCCGCTATCTCCAATAGCATTGGTATTTAAATTTGATTCTGCAACTAAATTGCCAATAACTCCTGTAGCCCCACTAGGGCTTATTCCATTTTTTGTTAAAAAATTAAATATTTCCGTTGGGGTTGCCCCACTAGATTTAGTTACCCCACCTTTGTCTCTATTCAATCCCAACATATTGTTTGGGACCACAACTCCATCTGTTTTAGGGACAAAAAGTTCAGGCCCCTTTTCACCAACCATATACGGCACCTTAGCATTGGCATCCCCACCTTCAGCTAAAGCAAGTCCTAAAAATGGAAGTATTTCTAATAAAGCTTTTGGAAGAACATTTTTAAATAAACTTTTTGCAGCAAGACCTAATCCAGCTTTTCCTAAACCACCAGCAGCCCCTCCACCAAGCCCCATAACACCTGTACCAAACCCTTTTGCACCACCAAGCGCTGCAGTTAATCCACCCATAGCAGCAGCAAGGTTATTCATACCAGTTCCAATATCAGCAGCTCCAGCATACCCACCAGCAGTTGCAGAAGCTGTTGTTGTAAGAAGATTTGTTTGAGCAGCCGTTTGATTTCCAATAGCTTTTATAGTTGCTGATTGAATTCCAGCTTGAACCATTTGTTCTTTGCTAATTGTTCCAAGAGATTGACCACTAAAAGTTGCTTTAGCAAGAAGAGCATCTGAGACCATTTTAATCATTGTTGGGTCGCCATTAAACAGGCCACTTAGCATGTTGTATACGCCGTAACCTGGTTGCATAGAATATTGAAGAGACTTTTTATCCATGCCACGTCCACCACTATTTTGGCTAATAAACGCCCAAATTTTATCTACTAGTTGTGGGAAAGGCATCATGCTTCCATCCGCACCGCGAATGTTAATTCCAATTGTTCTTGCAAGGTTTACGGTTGTAGGCGCGTTCATTGTTCCAGCAATTGCTTGGGTAGCTCCAGTAATACCAATACCAGGAGTTAAATTAGAAGCTTGTGCGGCCCCAGCCATAACTTTATTAAAGTTGCTTACTCCACCAAGGCCAGCATTTTGCGCAGCAATGATTGCATTAGTAGAGTCCATGCTGTTAAGGGCTGTGCCCTGTTTAGCAAGTTGACGTTGAAACGAGTTTACGGCTCCACCAGTAGAACCAAGTCCATAAAAAACAGAACGTTGAGTTAAAAAATCTTGCATAACAGATGTAGGAACATTAGGCATAGCTCCTATTGCAGCTCCTGCAGTGGCAACTCCCATGGCTATTCTATTTGAGTTGCCTCCACCAGGTCCTGACATTACTTGGTTAACGCCACCGCCACCTCCACCCATTCCCATACCTTTAAAGGCTGAAGAAAGGGCGTTAACTTTAGGTAGGAGTGTGTTTTCAATGGTTGAGGCAAGTTGCAAAATATCTTTGTTAATACTTGTAACAGTATTAGATATGCCGCCTAAGCCCATAGCATTCTTGCTATCGTCAGCCATTTTTACCTCCTACCTCGCATAGCTCGTTGAATCCAATTAAGCCGTTCTCTAGCAGATAAACTTCTTATATCTGCAAGTGTCCAACCAGTAAAGTTTCTTGTTATAGATTCATACTGGTCGAGCAATTTTTCATAATCCGCTTCGCTATAGGCGAAACAAATCGACAAGACTAAGTGGTAGAGAGATAAACTCACCACATGCCTTGCAGGTCTTCTTCACCTCCCCAAGGCGTGGGCCTGGGTTGCGGTTTAGAATTTCTTCTATAATCTTTGTGCGGTCAGACATACTTAGATTTAATACTGTGCTCGCACCCATGGAAGGCTCGTCATTAACTGACAAAACGCATCCAGAGAGAAGAAGAGTATTAATCTCTGCTGATGTTTTTTCTGCATTTTCTAATAGTTTCTTTTGAATAAGACCTGTAGGAAGAGTTACTGTTACATAACCTTTCTTAGTCTCTATTCTCCATGTTCTATCAGCAACAGAATCATTAAGTTCTTTTACTGGAACATCTGTAGCTAAATCAATAGATATATCTTGAGATTCTGCGCAATTGCCACAGACAATAGATAGGTCTAAAGTTTCACCAAAAGTGATACGGCGCACACCTATTAAGATGGCATCGCGGTCTCCAGATAGAAGTTTGTCTAAATCTTCAATGGTTGCTTCTTTTGAACCAAGTTTGACAAGGCCTCTTTGCAAAAGAACATTGAGAGCCTTACCAGTAGTCGATGCTTTGGCAATAGCCTCTTCATCAATACCAGTTAGCTCTCGAACTTCTGCTGTCTTAATGACTTCACCATTTTCTATAAAGCCGCCAGGTAATATGACTTCTGGCCCTAGAGGAGCCTTGGTCTCAATTACTTGAGTTGGCTCCTCCATTGCCTGTTGCGCAAACTTATTTACTAAGTCCGCATCTGTAATAATTTGTGTCACGTTTAGTTCTCCTAATTAATTAGTCTTAGAGTGTTGCTAGAGGTGTAGCTGGGTCTGCTGGAGTTCCATCTGCATTGGTGTAATAAACAGATAGTCCTTCGTGAACCAATTGCATGGTTTCAAAAAGAATTGCTCCGTTTGTAGCATCCAAGTCGGTATAGTTTAGCCCAGTAATCCACGCATTGTGAATTTTAAAGGCCATTTTAGCTCTATCAGCTGTTGCATTTGTATTTGGGTGGTCATTAACTGTCAATGTAATATCTACACGGAAGTTTCCTGGTGTAGATGAACCGTTAAGGCCAGAACCCTGAGCAGCTGAAAACATACCGCGCATCCATGCGATAGCTTGGTCGTTTCCATATAGAACACCTCGTGAGAAGGTAATTGGTGAGAAGGTGGTCATTCCAGGAATCTGGTGAACAGTCGTGTTGTATCCGCCTTCACGGTATTGAATAGCCTGTGTGTTGATAGACAACCCACTGACGTTTGTAAATCCTCCGACCCAGCCAGTTGAAACTCCACTTGTAGGTGGTGTTACTGTTCCAGCAGCGTCTTGGATGCGCTTATCAAATGGAGCAGTAGCATCTCCAGCTGATTGCTTAAAGCTAGCAGTAAATCTAAACCCGCGAAGTGGGTCAGTTGCTAGACTTGAGTTATAGGTAGCTAGTGTTGAACTTGCCATTTTTATTTATCTCCTTTACGCCACAGTAACGGTGGTTCCACCGTTGTACTGACCGATGTTGATTACTACGAATTCAGCTGGGCGTTGTAGAGCAACTCCAACTTGAATATTTACAATTCCATTATCAATGGAACTTTGTGGGTTGTTATCTG